AAACCTCCGCTTTATGCAGAGGCTAGTTCGTTATGGCTCGAGATGCAATATGGGTGGAAGCCGCTCTTATCTGATGTTTATGATAGTTTTAATCGTTTTGTGATTAATACTAAGAATGAACGTCAGTGGACGGCTCGTGCGGTAGTTCGACATAAAACTGAAGCTCCCTTGATTTGGGATACTTCAAATCCTTATATTTCTCGTGGTACCTCTGGTAGGTATCTAGAGCTTTATAAGTTGTCTGCTACTCATGTCGAAGTTTTATCGACAGCACGGTCTTTGGGTCTTGACGACCCATTGTCCATTGCTTGGGAAGTCCTCCCGTGGAGTTTCGTTGTCGATTGGTTTATTCCGATCGGTAACTATTTCAACGAGATCCATCAGCTCCCTAATATCAGAGCTGAGTTTCGTTTAAGCCATTCTATTAGGCATAACGAAACGTATATGGAAACGGCGTGGGATGAGAGTGCTAATCAGTGGAGAATCCACATAAATAACACTACTCGTTTTACCTACGTTCGTTCAGGACTTCTAACAAGTCTAGAGGCTCCGATTCCTTCTCCGAAGTTTTTGACTAAGGTTCTTTCTCTTGGTCATATGGAGAATGCATTGGCGCTTCTATCCCAGCAAATATCACATTTTAGATAAAACGTGATTCATGCGGGTTTTCCGCGATTGGGCTATATGCCCGCCCCTAGTGGGTTTTCTTGAAAGGACATTATATGTCAGCAATGACCAATTTATTGGTAAAAGACGACGCTTCACCTCCGAACGAGTTTACACTCGTTCCCGTCACTGATACGCCCCACCCAGTGTGGCGTGCCAATGTGGCGAACGTTCCGTTGGTTGCTCAGCCACGTGTAACTTGCATGGTTGACCAGCTAAAGAACGGCGGATATAAAGTGCAGCTAAAGTTGGAAGTTCCAGTAATGGAAACACTGGGTGCCAGCGGCACTTCTGCGGGTTACGTCGCCCCTCCGAAAGTTGCTTACGTCAACACCATGATTGCATCCATGTTTGTTGACGGACGCAGCACTTCGCAGGATCGTAGTAACCTTATGAAGATGCTCGTTGGTCTGCTACAAGGTGCGTCATCGACGACAGCTACTGGTATACTGAGCCAAGCTTCATCCGGCTCTGCATTTGCCAGCAGCGTTCTGCCGTTGGTCGCGACCTTTGTATCTGTTACGCCCCCGAACTAATTAATTTTAGTTCAACCTTGACTGGTATTCGCCAGTCGCAACCAATAAAGGAGTTGCCATGAATTGGATTAAGGAACGTAACATCCAGGAGTCTCTAGAAATACTGGAACACCTGTCAGAAGTTTGTGCTTCAATTGGCAAGGGTCCTTGCTGTGACAAGATGATTAATCTTGTAAGAGCAGGCGACATTCGTCAACTGATTAGTCAAAGTATCGACTATAGCACGATTGAGCTCCAAGATGCGTTATATGCACGGCAAATACTAGGTTTTTATCAGAAACTTGATATAGACCTCGGTATCCAACGTGATGTAGTGTGCCTTGAAGCCTTCTTTAAATCCGAAGATGACTGTTTATGGGCAAATCGTCGTATTACACGTATGAGATCGAAGGGTACTTTCAACTCCCTTCCTCTCGTTGACGTAGTTCTTCACTACGCTCAACAAAAAATTGCGTGTATACTCGGCGATTATCCTTCTCCAGAAATTCTGGAGCCGTCGTTCGGACCAGGTGCAAACACCAACGTTAAAGCCGACCGCGCTTTCCCTAGAGGGAAACTGTCAGTCGGATTAGAGTGTAGTACAAAGTTTAGCCCTTATGTCGGTGACTTTCTTTCGGAAGCCCCCGCTTGGGTTCAGTGCCATAGTATCACGGAGGATGATGAATCCTATGTGGTACCTGTTGGCACTGCTCACGGTAAACTAAGCTTTGTTCCGAAGAATGCAAAAACTTATCGCGGAATCGTTGTCGAACCTCTTTTGAATAGTTTCTTTCAAAAGGGAATAGGCAAATATATACGCGGTCGGCTATTGCGTTCTGGACTCGACTTATCTGACCAGACCAGAAATCAACGGTTAGCGTGTAAGGGCTCTCAGGACGATAGTCTTGCGACTATAGATCTGAGTAATGCCTCTGACACGCTTTCCACTGAGCTGGTTTGGGCTCTTCTCCCATTTGAATGGGCTGAAGAATTGGATAAGTTGCGCACCGATGTCGTAGATTTACCGCAATGTCAGGAATTTGAAATACCTGGATCATTGTGTTGTAAGCTCGATTGCGATGCGGACGGTCGCCTCACATACAGCGTTATGGAAAAGTTTAGTTCTATGGGTAACGGGTTCACTTTCGAACTCGAATCACTCATATTCTACGCTTTGACATACGGTGTGTGTAGGGCCCTCCATCTGTCTACGAAAGATATATCTGTTTATGGAGATGATATTATCATTCCCAAACGCGGCTCTTCATTACTCACGGCTGTACTAGCTTTATGTGGCTTCTCAGTTAATCTCGAGAAGTCTTATATTGCTGGTCCATTCCGTGAAAGCTGCGGTGCAGATTACTTTCTCGGTTTCGACATTCGACCGTATTACCAAAAGACTCTGGTAAGCGATCGCACCCTATATGCTTGTCATAACTGGTTTATGCGTCACGGCGAGCGCGAGCTAGCCGCATCCGTATTACCTTTTATACGTTATGAGAAGTTATATGGTCCCGACGGTTACGGTGACGGCCATTTAATTGGCAGTTATACGTTGCGTCGGAACCGCAAGATCATCCGTGATGGATGGTCTGGGGGCTTTTTTGACTCATACGCACTTAAGCCTCGTTCTTTCAGAGGTATGATGCGCGGCGATTGCGTTCTCCCTTCTTACTCAGTTTATGTAAGGAGTGGTCAGCAATCACCTACTGACATGGATAGTATCCGTGGCAGTAATGGGTATGTAAAGCTGTCGATTTACACTCTATCTAGTGGAGTATTTTGCCACTAGTTTGTGACATTATTTCGTCACTGCCCGAAAGGGAGTAGCCCCTGAAATGGGGC